TCAACTTCGTCTTCGCTGACTTCTTCATCGCTTTGGTTGTATTCGTACTCATCAGTAACGTCATAGTCAACAGCCCAGCCATGCAATTGCTGGAATTCGATGAATTCTTGGATGATTGCGATTTTCTCAAAATCATCTGTCTCAATAGTCACTGAGTCATTTCCAAAATCCCACTCTGCAATGTTAATCTCAATCTTGTACATGATATTCCCCTTGGTTATGGCACTATTGCCAAGTAAAATCCTATCTCCAATTCATGACAATCGCCAACGATAATCCACCCATTTTTACAACGAAAGGTTAAATAAATGAACTTATCAGCCAATTTTTCTTTGAAAGAACTGACGAAATCTGACACCGCTACCCGTCTTGGTATAGACAATACACCTGATGCGGAAACTATTGACAATCTCAAGACTTTGTGTGACAAGGTGCTTCAGCCTGTGCGTGAGCATTTTGGTAAGTCTGTGACTGTGAATTCAGGTTATCGTAGCCCTGAGTCCAATGCCGCTGTTGGTGGCTCTAAGACCAGCGATCACTGCAAGGGACAGGCGGCAGACATTGAGATTGCTGGAGTTGCCAATGCTGAACTCGCCCAATGGATTATGGACAATTTAGACTATACACAACTAATCTTAGAGTTCTACACACAAGGCATCCCTGATTCGGGTTGGGTTCATGTCAGCTATGACCCTAAAAACCTCAAGAAGCAGGAATTGACTGCTGTTAAGGTGGCAGGGAAGACCCAGTATCTCCAAGGATTACAGGCTTAATTAGTCGCTTGCAGAAGTGTTTGGGGACAAGGTGTTCAAAGAAGATCACCTCCCCGCACTTCTCACATAGCCATGCTTCACCTCGGTCTACAGTGGTTACCTTGCTCCCACGTTGACCATTGCGTCTGCCATAGAAGGTTCTTATCTTACGAATCATTCTTGAGTTTAGCCCTTGAATAGATCAAGAATTCTTTCTTTTCTGTCATGGCAATGCGTTCTATTGCATTTTTTCCAAATATCTGACCCGCTAATATTTGTTTTAGCTTTTTATCTTTAAGCCAAACACTTGGTTCTCCTTTCCAGTCAAAGACAGTCTTAGGCTTGTTCATTTCTTCATTCCTTCAATGTAAACAGCCAAGCCATCAATGGTGTCTTTACCAAAGCTGGTTAGCTTTCTAACCTCTCTAGCAACTTCATCAATGACGTTATTGCGTAGTTCGTCATAGAACTCCTGTGCAGACTTGGGCTTTAGAAAGTTTGCCTTTACCGATTCTTTGCGTTGTTGGGCTTGTCGTTCAATTGCGTTGAATGCTTCATCTTCTTCAGTCATTGTCAGCCTCGTTTTGTAGGAAATAAAGCGCACCAATGAGGATGACACCAAATGCAACAATCACAAAAGCGCCAAACCCCATCAACATAAAAGTAACAGCTACATCCCACATTAGACTGCCCTCCATTCACGCTCATTGCGACCCGATGAAGACTTTACAGTCCTGCCAGTCAACTGGATTAGGTTCATCTTCTGCAACTCGTTTAAACGGCGTGAGACTTGATTTCTGTCTAACCCGCTATGTTGGGCTATCCCATCCTTACCAAGCGCACCATGAGCCTTTAAACAGTCCACAATGATGCTGAAATGCTTGGATGCCAAGTCTTTTGCGGCATCAGCGGCTTCATAGCTGGTTATTGGGTCGATACATCTAACCCTGTTGAAGATTGGCAAGTCAAAGAACTTCTTTACACCGCCACCAAAATGTGTGTCATCTAAACTCATATCAACTCCTATCAATTAAATTTATACATCTTCTCTCTGTAAGGCAAGAAAACCATCTTCTGCACCTTCCACTAAAATCCCTTCTACACCACAAGAAATACAGTGAAATATTCCCTTGCTATGGTCTGCTATAAGGCTTGCCGTAATCTCTTCATGCCAAGGGCATATGGCAGTCGAACTATTTTTTAGGTTTGAGCCGTAAAAATTTTCTTTAATCTCTGCAACTTTAATTTCCATGTTTCGCTCCTATTAAGTTAGTGGGTACTCACTTACGCTTTCCCCATTGGTTTACATCAGAATTCAAGTTTCATTTCTTTATGTCTTTGTTTGTGACATGGCTGGCAAAGCCACATAACTTCCAAAGGTTTGTCGTAATCCTCGTGATGAGCGAGGGATTTTTGCTCTCCACATCGAATGCAGGGACTAGATACAAGCAACCCTTTTCTAATGGCTTTGGCAACTGCTCCATGTGCTTTAGCACGACGAGTGTCTTCGGCTCTCCATGCTCTGTTGACCTCAAGCGCAAGTTTCGCCCTATGAGGTTCTTTTGACCTAGCCTTGTCATAGGCTCTGATCTTTTCAATATTCTTATTCCTGTTGGCTGTCGCATCATTTTTTGTACATTCTTTGCATTTGTTAAGGTGACCATCACCCATTGCGCTGTGCTTGTAGAACTCGCTTAACGGCATGATGGTCTTGCACTTAAAACACTCTTTAGAACGAATCATGTTGTACTCCTGTGCTGGCAATACAACCATTATAGACCCGTTCTAATTAAAAGGTACATCTGAATCCATGTCTTCAATGGAAGACTTTTTCTTGGGCGAGGAAGTGTTGGCTTCTTCTTTAGGGCTAACTGCTAGTCCCATGAATTTGCCAGTCTTTCCCTCTTTTATCCAAGCTGAGAGCCAATAGGGTTGTCCATTGACTGTAATGTTCCCTTTGTAATCGGGATGATTTGGAGTTTTTTTGTCTTGCTCTTTAAACAAAACACCTGAATTGTCACGCTGTTCCATATTTACACCTTGATTTCATTGAGTTTTTTAACCTTGTCATCCACTTCCGCAAGAAACTGGATAACCTCTTGTTCGAGTTCTGCAATATACATATCATTGCGCTCGATTCTTTGGATGAACAGTTGTAGGTGTTCAGGCATTCGTGGGTCGAAACTCACAAAGTCGCACCAACTTCTATCTGCACACCGCATCTGCCATTGCATTTGGTCATAGTATTTCTTTGCTGGCTCATGTCCCAAAATGGTATCAATATGGGTTGCCGTGTTGGGACACTTGATCTCTAGGCATCCATCATCACCCACCAAGCCATCAGGAGAGGCGGCAGACATAGGAATAGTTGGATGGTCAATAGCACCTACCTGATCGACCATATTGCCTGTTTTAGCCTCGTATGCGGCACGAGCAAAGGGTTCATTCTCAATACCCCATTCCATAGCCGCATTGGTGTATGACTCTGCGACTTGGTTTGTCATACGCTCGACTACCAGTTGAGCCATGTAGTTAGCCCTGCTGGTGCTGTAACCTGACTTGGTTTTGGCAACAATGTCAGAGATGCGTGATGCTGTAGCTTTTCCGCAACGCTGTTTAAACCATTCGGGCGAGCCTTGTTCAATATCGCTCATGCTTCCCTCGCTTTCATCATTGCGTCTGCCATACAGTAGCAAAGTTCTGCTATACCTTCATAGCCGTCTTCATGTCCATCTTTCCATTTAGACATTTCTGCTTGCATAGCCTTTGCCGCAAAGTAATCCCGCAAGGTCATGCCGTTATATTGAGATAATTCTCTGCCCCATTTAAAAGAAACTGGGAATGCTGGTGCATTTTTCATTTGTGCGTAGTTCATTTCAATGCTCCTTTACGCTTTTCTTTGGCATCAATCACTTTCTTTTGCCAATTTTTATCACCAGCGCAAGCAGAGTAAGCAGTGCTGTATACATCTTTTAATTCCTCTAAAGTTGTTGTAGCTTCAATAGCCGCCAAGTGGTCAATCATCATTCCTACATCAATGGTTTCGATGTTTCCTGAACCTGTTGTTGAATCAAGTGCATCATGCTCAACAATCTCCATTGCTGTCACCCACAAATAACGTCTTTGGTAGGTTTCAACTGCACCTATGTTCTGCACTTCATGGCAACCCTTGAGAGCCGCAGAGCCAAATGGAGAGGTAATCACAATCTCGCCTCCGATTTCGGTATCTACAATGCGAAGTTCAGCTTGTTCTTTGGTGAATGAAACTATGCCGACCAAGCCAACGTCATCAAATATTTCCATGATTGGGTGTAGGAAGTCGCCAAGTTCAAAGTAGTTGTATCCAGCAAACTTGTTGTGTCCTGACTTCTTCAGAACCTTTGCCCGTAGCTTTGCTCGTGCTACCGCCAGCTTTACATATACTTCTAGGTTTGCTTTGTTTTGTTCGCTCATATTCACTCCTGTTTAAACTTTTGAAATGTTTTTAAAATGTTTGTGTTCATTGAGTTCGTGTAGACAAACTCGGATTTCTTGTCAATCGCTCTTTTTGTCGGGTATACCTTTCTGTGAGTGGAAGATTGTTGATGCAATAGCGAATTGGGTATCAAAGTCAAAGTCGGCAAGTTTGAACCAATTTCCTGAACATGAGCAAATCGGTAAAGTCGCAACTTTATGTTTCGTGCAAAACTGGCAAAAATATTCATCTTGGTTTTCCTCAAGGATTGCGGCAATAGTGTGTTTGAGTTTCATCTGTTCCCCTTGTATTCGTCTTTGAGCCATAGAGTTCTAAGCATACGCATTTCTTCATCATCATCAATTGATTCTGTAGTGCAATAGCTGGACAAATAGAACTCAGCCCTGCGAGTCATCTTGTTGTCAATGCGTTCTTTGATGAATTGGAAGGCAATGTCCCAGTCACCCGATTTGATGGCAAGAGGGATGGCTATAGAGCCAGAGATAGCTTCCATAATGTCATCATCATTAAGTTGTTGGTAGGATTCCCAAATAGCTTTGTTAGATGCCAACATCGCAAGACTCCTCAATCTGTTTTTCAATTTGTTTGCACTCCTTGGCAGAGAGTTCGTCTGTAATGTCAATGCGGTTGTTGCCTATCTGTAAGTAGGCTGACCAAATAAATTTATCGTAGACTCCCTCATCGGGAGAGTAGTCGGGGTCGTATTCCCATTCGACCCAAGCCTTGATGTCTATTTCAAGGTCACAAAAATCTATATCCAGTTCCATGTTTACGCCTTTCAATGTGGTTGGTAGAGTTCGTAGTGTTACACAGATTATA